GACGAATTCAACTCCGGCGGCCTCCTGAAGGTAGGCCACTGAAACATTCGTCAGCGGGCGATTGACGTGGACGTCTTGTAGTGTTGGCTGAGGCATTTGTGATTTCTCCTTGTGTGTGAACGGCTACATCTTGTACGGGCCGAGAAGCAGCGCGGGGATAATCACGCCAGCGCCGCCCGATGCCGCCAGCGCGCGCGCCCGCACGAAATTGCCGGAGGTCGCAGTGATGGCCTGGCCACTGGCGTTGGCCATGAGCGGGTCACCGTTGTTGACCGCAGCGCCGGTCACCAGCTTGGTGATGCCGAGGATCGCGACTTCGCCCTCGACTCCCTGCGCGTTGGGCTTGTCCTGGACCACGCCATCGGCGACGGCTCCAGCGCCCGTGAAGTTGATCTGCCCGGACGAGTTGACGGTCACGAAGTAAAACTGCGGGTTCACAGTTCCACCGCTCGTGAGGTCCGCCGCCGCCGGAAGGCCGACTGAACGTAATGTCTGTTCGAATGCCATGTCTGTTGGTCTCCTCTGTCGCTACCGGGCGAGGCGAACGCCAGCCCGCTCGAGCGTGGCGATCAGGCCCTTCGCGTTATGCTGCGCCACGAACGCGCCGTAAACCTCGGGATGCTCTTCGAGCATCTGGGCGTAGGCGCGCTCCTTGGTCAGCTTGGTGGTACCGCTTTCGGCGTAAAGATTCGGAGTCTCTTTGCCGCGATTCTGGCGGGCGTAGCTGGTGGCTTGCGCTTCGATTTCCTGAAGCGAACCAACCGCGCCCTGGTTCGGGTTGACGTGCGAAGTAATCAAGCTCCTCTCGCTTTCGATCACGCGGGCGGCGGTCAATTCCTCACTGACATCCGCCACGCTGAAATATTGGCCGTTGGGATTCTTCTTGGTGAGGAACTCCGCAGCCTTGTCGGGACAACCGGCCATCTTGCAGAGCGCGCCGATGGCATCTATGTCGCCTTCCGGACGCATCTTCAACGGCACACCGGCCACGGCTGCTATGCCCGTGAGCGGAGCCATACCCTCCGGTTTCTTGGCGTCGCCCTTTACCGCTTCGCCGCAGGCGTGGCAGAACGAAGCATCCGCGTGAAGCTTGGTGCCGCACGCGTGGCAGTACTTCGGCTCGTTGTCGGTTTTCTCGTCGCCGTCACTCGGCTTTTTACCCTCGGCGGCGATTGTCGTTTCATCGGGCATACTTGCTGTTACCTCCTTGGTTGTGGACATTGCGGCAATCGCCGCCGTTGAACTCTGGACAGGCTCCCCCAGCAGTTGACGAAGCGCGTTCATGGCATCGCCAAGCGTTCCGACCGCGTCTGCCAGGAGCGGAACTGCATTCTCCGACCAGTACACACCGGCCTGCGTCGCGATGATCTCTTCTGCGCTGGCCTTCCGGTTCCGCGCGACCGTTGCTACGAACTGGTCGTACTGCCGGTCAATCTCGGACTGAATGTCTTTCTCGGCCCGCTCCGACAACGGTTGATGCGGGTTCCCATCGACTTTCCTGTCACCTTTGAAGATGTAGGTGTACTTGAACCCCTGCTCGTCGTTGAACTTCGAATCCTCGGTATGCAGCACCACCACGCCGACGGACCCGACCGCTCCCATGCGCGTGATGAAGATCTTGTCGGCCGCGCTGGTCAGCGCGTATGCCGCCGAGAACGCGAAGTCGTCAGCGACCGCATAGATTGGCTTCGCGCCGCGAATCGAGTAGATAAAGTCGGACAGTTCCAGGCAGCCCGTGGTCTCGCCGCCCGGCGAATCAACCTGCAGGAGGATCGCCCGCACTCCGGCGTCGTTCACCGCATCTTGAAGGTAGCCCCCGATCTGGGCGTAGGAGCTGCAACCACTCAGCGCCGAAACCCAGGATTCCGCTTTCGTCAGCACTCCCTGGATCGGAATGATGGCGACGCCATCGATAACCTGGTAGCCGCTGTCGTCGGCCTGCTCCATGTACGCCGCGGCGAACGGCTCCACGGGCTTCACGCCGGTCAACGGAATGATGCCCAGCCGTGGCCCCAACGCCTGCACCATGACGTCCAGCTTGGGCGGGTGAATCATGAGCGGCGTGTTTACAAACCGCGATGCAACACGAGTCAGATTCGTCATGGCTTCACGTCTACCTCGCCCTTGGCCGCGTCCTGTTGGATCTCTGCTTCCGTCAATCCCGCGTTGCGCCCGGTCAGGACCTTGCGGCCATCGCTGTCGTAGGACAGCCCGAGTTTGTCCGCCCGCTTGTTATCTGCCGTCTGCTCCGCGTCGACAGCACCGGCATCACGCCCCTGCGCGGCCACTTCGGCCGAGCGTGTAGAGAGGCCACTGCGGATGGCGTCGTTCGATGCCTTGATGTCTTTCTCGGGATCGACCCACGGCCAGCCGGGGGTTACCCACTGCACTTCCTCGAATGGCTCGGGATCTTTGTTGTACGCGTTCAGCAGGTCGATGCCGAACACCAGCGCCAGCATCGCCTCCCGCAGCCAGCGTTTATAAACCGGATGGCAGACCTGGAAGATGAAAACCGAATGCTGATACTGCTCGCACTTGCGGCGGAACTCCAGCAGGCCGGCGCGAATCGAGGAATAGTTGATCCCCGACAAGTCGCCACTGATCTGATACTCGGCGAGCCCGGCCCCGCTCGCGAATGCTTGCAGGCAGCTCCTGATGAACGATTTGAAATCACCGCTGTCCTTCGCCTCGGCAAACTGAACCTCTTCGCCGAAGTTCAACACCTGAAACGTGCCGGGTTCGAGCTTGCTGATCTGCGCACCCGGCTCTGTTTGGGTCGGCCCGTTCTGATACTGGTCCGGTGGAATGATCGGATTGTCCGGGCTGGCCTGCGTGATAAACCCGGTGATCATCGCCGCGAGCTTCTTGCGGACAATCTCCGCATCCGTGTATTGCTCCAGTTCGTAGAGCTTCGCGATCACCGATGTCAGCCACGGCTGTCCCCGGAACTGGCCCGCGCGGATCGGCTTGTAGACGTGCAACACCTCCGTGGCCGGCACGCGCTCGACCGAGAGAGCGTCCATCGGGAAGAACATCGTCTCGCCCGGATGCGCCTTCCAGAAGTGGTACGCCGCGCGCCGTCCATCGGTCTGAAACTCGATGCCGCACCGCACTGAGTTATTCGGCGGCATCCGCTCGATGGCCGTTCGCCACAACGGTAACTGTTCGGCCTCGATCAACTGGAGTTGCAGCGGAACCGTTAGGCCTTCCTTCACCGAGCGCGGCCGGAACCGGACGAAGCACTCACCCGCCTCCATGACTTCGCGGGCGATCACCATCTGCTGGCCGTAGAAATCCGTCTGGCCCGACGCTGGATTCCGCGGGTCGTACTCGACGTCGCACTCCCGAGTCCATCGATTCCACTTCCTGGTGATCAGGTCGCGCACTCTCTCGTCCGGATGGTGCGGCACCAGGCGAATCCCGCGTCCAATGGCGTTGGCGACATACGAGTCCACGGCCCCGGCCGCCCACGCGCTGTTTCGAACGGCGTCCCGGTTCCGCGCCTGCAACTCCAGGCCGTGCGAAAACAGGAGCGTGTTCAGGCCGAGGAACGGCGGATTCCATCCAATGCCGCGCCGCCCGCGCCCAGCAGCATCGAAGGGGAACGTCCCCATCGCGCGAGTGCGCGGCACACGCGGGATCGGCATCGGCTCGTGCCCGGCCTGGCGCGCGAGCGTCATTAACGTTTCAATTGGCACTGTGCTTTTAGCAGCCCCAACCGTTCGTGGTGTAGATCCGCACCTGGCGCACTTGCTGTGGCCCAGATTGCTGGGCGATGTCGTTCAGAATCAGATTCCGGAGTTTCAAGTAGTCATCCACGGAGTCGAATTCGAACTCGCGATCCTGAAACCGGACTCGCCTCGCCCCCTGCTTGCGCGCGGCGTCGAGAGCATCGAGATCGGACTGCGTGAACGGCATACCTGGTCGGACTCCTTATCGGGACCCTTGATCGCCTGGAAAGCTGCGCCCCGCGTGCAAAGTCACAAAGTGATGTACTATGAGCTTTCGTTCATGAAATCAGTGGCTTGGGCCGTCGTAGCCTCAAGCTGAAACACGAGAGGATATAGTCGCGATGGCCGTGAACAGCTTTCGCCCGCGTAAGTTCGAGGATTTTGAAATCGTGGATGAGGCCAGCAAGGTGGTCGGCCACATTCGCGTGAAACCCAGTGGGGTGTTATGGGCACCCTCGAATGCCAAGGTTTGGTATGGTGTGTCCTTGAAGGAATTCGCCGCCTTCCTGGAGACGAACGGCAAGAAGCAAGACAAGTAGCTGGATTCCACCTATATCTCCACCTTGAAACGAACCCGGCCACGGGGCACCCTCGTGCGCGGCATTAGAGATCCATCCTGAAACGCACCCGGTTGCGCGCGGTCTGCCTGCCATCCGTGTGCTGCTGTTGCTGCGGTTGTTTCACTTCCTGCACCCGAGGCGCGCCCACTCGGTGCTCAAGGTCGCCCCAGTGCTTCTCCTGGAAACGGTCGATGCCGACCCTTCCAGCCGCCGCGCGCGCGTACACCCGGCAATCGAGCGCCTCATTCCGCTCGCGCATCTTCTGCCATTCGTGCCGCCGATAGCCTTTGACGATCTTCGTCACCAACTGTTCGGCCGTGATCTGCTTGAAGAACTCCTCGCTATAGCGCGGGAGGTGACAATACCCCGGAGGGAAGGGGGTCCCCTTGGCGAGGTCCTCATCGGTGGGTCGGTCGAGCCGAAGCCAACGGTACAGTTCCTCTTTGGCCATGCCGGAATTGACCGGCCAAACCCTGACGCCGCGCTTCAGCTTCGCGCCCGCTGGCCCAACTTCCACCGGAGACGCCGCCCCAATGAGAGCGGGCGTCCGCGAATCGCCTTTGATCACCAGCACGCGCCCGCCTTGCCGTCGCGCCCACTGGTACACCTCAATGGTGGCGAAGCCCGAATCCACGGCAAGTTGCGCGATGGGCAACTCCAGCCCGGACGGGGTCGGGAACGCCTCACTCAACAGCGCGGTTAGCTTCTCCCAAACCTGCGGTCGCGAAGTGTCCCCTTCGAGCACCCGGTAATCGACCGACCACGACTCCTTGCCCCGGCCCCACGCGGTGATCTCAACCTCGATGCGGTCCTTCTGGACATCCGCGCCCGCCGTAAGGAACAGCCCGCCAGGCGGTACGGTGCCGATCTTGTACGACTCGCGCCGGTCATAAAGCTTTTGCCACTCCGGCGCTTCGCCGAGCAGCGTCCACGTCTCGCCCAGCACGGTATTGACAAAGACCTGAAGCAACGCCGGGTTTCTCTGCGCCTGCTCGAACTGCTTGGCGGCATCGCCCCACGAGAACCAACCGACCGGACTGTACAGGCTGGAGATATGGAAGCCCGCCGTCCTACCGTCTCCTTTCGCGCCGGCGCGCCACTCGCCGCGCGCCAGCATGGAGTGCTTCTGGTGATTGCGAATCTCCTGGCCGCAGTGCTCGCAGATGTAAACCGCACTCTGCGGATCGCCCTTTGGCCACCGCAGTTGCGCGAACTTCAGGATCTGGAACTCGCGGCACGTCGGACACGGCACCCAGTACTTACGCTGGTCGCTCTCCTCATACGCCGACTCGATCCGACTCATGCCGGTGATCTTCGGCGTCGAAACCAGAAACACCTTGCGGCGCGCGAACGTCCGCGTGCGCGCCATCGCCAGCGTGATCGGGTCGCCCTCGCCTTCCACATCACCTGGGTAAGCGTCCACCTCGTCGAGGAACAGATATCGCGCCGCCATCGACCGCAGGCCCACCGCGCTGTTCGCCCCGGTCATCACCAGCACGCCGCCCGGAAAATCCTTCGACAGAACCGTGTTGCCGGAATCGCGCGAC